ACTGACATAATCGAATAAGTATGACAATAACGATACGAGGCAGGGAGTACCCCTGCTACATGACGATGGGCGCGATGGTGCGCTATAAGCGAAACACGGGCGAGGATGTGAGCAAGATGCGGCAGGACGACATCGAGCAGGTGACGATGCTGCTCTTCTGCATGACCTCGGCCGCGTGCCGCAGAGAGGAGGTGGAGTTCGGACTGAGCTTCGACGACTTCGCCGACGCGCTGACGCCCGACGACTTTGCCGCCGCCTATGCCGCCTTCGGGGCGGAGGGGGCGACGACGGAAGATTCAACAAAAAAAAAGTAGAGGCGGACATTGACCGCCTGACAGGCCTCGCGATGGGGTGCATCGGTTTGTCGCACGGCGACTTCTGCCGGTGCACCCCTTCTGAGTTTAAGGCGACGTATGACGCCTGGGCGGAGATGCGGCAGGCGGACTACCGCACCCAATGGGAGCGGACGCGGATGACGGCACTCTGCTCCATCCAGCCGCACAGCTCGAAGAGTCTGCGGCCGCAGGACGTCATGGCGTTTCCGTGGGACGGCGAAGAGGGTGGCGGACACGTGGCGGACACCTCGCGGAGGGTCGATGGAAGCGACTCGGACAAAACAAACTCGCCCCAACTGGAGCCTGAGCTCAGTCGGGGCGAGTTGATGAGTCGATACCGCGAGGCGGCTCGAAGAGCGGGGTATCTTATTTCTTCCTGAACACTTCATCCAGAATGGTGGCGAAGAGAGCAATCAGTAAAAAAAAGGTGATAGCTACTCCAATATAGAAGCGGATTGTCATCATGAGGCTCATTGTAGCGTGTTTTTAAATTGTTTCTGCCAATATAGCAATCATTTATTATATAACAATGAATAAGTCTGTTAAGTTTTCGATTCAGCTGGAAAGTAACGGTGATAAGGTGCTCAAGGAGCTGGCGATTGATGCCGAGGACTTTCGCAAGGCGATTGAGGAGGTGACCAAGACCACGAAAGAGCTGGAGGGGAGTATCTCGCGATTTGCGCAAACGGCGGTGATTTTGAGCTCGATATCTACCATTATACAAAACATGAGCAGCTCGGTAGGCCAGCTTGCGGAGAGCTACAACCGATTCGACACCTCGATGCGCGCCGTCAATACGATGGCGGGGCTTGGCAGAGAGGGGCTCTCCGACTTAACCGCGCAGGTGGAGAAGATTGCGGCGGTAGTGCCGCTGGCAAAAGATCAACTTGCCAACGGTCTTTATCAGACTATCTCCAATGGTGTGCCGCAGGATAATTGGATAACCTTTCTTGAACAGTCGGCCAAGGCGTCGGTCGGGGGACTTGCCGATCTCGGGCAAACCGTCACCGTCACGTCGACGATTATCAAGAACTATGGGCTCGGCTGGGAAGAGGCCGGGAGTATACAGGACAAGATACAGCTGACCGCAAAGAATGGCGTCACCTCGTTCGAACAGCTGGCGGCGGCCCTGCCGCGCGTGACCGGGAGTGCCGCTACGCTCGGAGTGCAGGTGGACGAGCTGTTTGCTGCATTCGCCACACTGACAGGTGTCACCGGTAATACCGCCGAGGTGTCTACCCAGCTCGGTGCGATACTCACGGCGCTGACGAAGCCAAGCAGCGAGGCGACGGAGATGGCCCGCCAGATGGGGGTGCAGTTTGACGCCGCCGCCATCAAGGCAGCGGGCGGGATGCAAAACTTCCTCACCTCGCTCGACACCCAAATTAAAGCCTACGCCTCGGCTCACGGACAGCTCGATCAGGAGATATACGGCAAGCTCTTCGGCTCGGCGGAGGCGCTGCGTGCGTTGACCGTGCTCAACGGTGAGCTCGCAGATAAATTCGGGGAGAATGTCGATGCGATGGCTGACAGTGCCGGCACCATCGAAGCCTGCTTCGACGAGATGGCGGGGTCGGGCGAAAGCATGATGCAGGTTATGCAGAATAATCTCTCGACGATGATGAGCTGGGCAGGGTCGGTGGCGAGCTCGGTGCAGCCTTACGTTGAATTTGCCGCTCAACTTGGAGAGGTGTCGACAGGCTTGATTGCGTTGGGCGACGGCGTCGTCAGAGTTATCCCCAAGGTGACGAAATATGCCGCGTCGATGAAAGCTCTGGCCGCGCAGTCGCGTGTCGCTGCCGTGGCGGTCAACGGTCTTAAGATTGCGATGAAGAGCATCCTTCCCCTGCTGGCTGTCGCGGCTGTTGTGGAGGTGATAAGCCGTCTGACCTCCGGAGCAGAGCAGGCCGCCGTTGCGGCCTCCAGCCTGACACGCGCCAATGAGGCGTATAAGACGGGGGCGGCAACGGCGCGAACCGCCATGAATCGGGAGATTGCGTCGCTCGGGGAGCTGATCAAGCAGAATAAAGTCACGGCCGAGAGTGTAGAAAAACTGAACAAAAAATACGGAGAGTCATTCGGAGTACACAAGACTGCCTCCGAATGGTATGACACGCTTATCCGCAAGAGTAAAGCCTACTGCCGGCAGAAGGGCTACGAGGCGAAAGCCGCGACACTCGCGGATGAGTATGGTGCGGCACAGGTGGAATACGACGAAGAGAAGAAGCGGCTCGACGGAATGCAGAAGCCGCACGCACCCATACTTTTCCCGACCGCCGGCGGCACTGTCACCGTAGTAGATGCGGCGACGAAGGCTTATCAGAAGCAGCAGGAGAAAGTGCAGCAGCTCGAGGTCAAAGTGGAAAAACTCGGTACGGAATTGGAAGAGGCGTATAAGAATGCCGCTGATGCGGCCAAGGAGTTTGAGACGAGTGAAACAAAAGCGAAAGAAGCCGCAGACTGGCGCAAGATGAGTGTGACCGACCTTGAGCGTGCGGTGGAAAGCCAGACCACGCTTGTCAAGGGCTTCGCCCCCGGCGCCGCAGGTTTGGCGAAAGAGCAGGCCAAACTCGAGGAGATGCGCAAGCGCCTTGCGCAGATGAATCGCGAGCGACACCTCGATGACTCGTCTATTTCGAATCCGTACGACGGCAAGCAGCTCATCGCCAATGCTCAATCGTATCGCGAGCTCGGCAATAACATCACCTACTATCAGACAGCCCTCGAAAAGCTCAAGCCGAGTGAGGTCGACAAGGCGAAGCGCATCGGCGCTATCATCGGCAAACTCAAAGATGAGCAGACCGAGGTGGCGAAGACGATGGCGCAATACAGCCATACCACCAAGCTCGACACACTCAAGGAGATTGCCGACGAAATCTCCTGGCAGAAAGAGCTTCGAGAGCAGGCGTCCGCCGACGAGATTGCCGCCATTGACAAGGAGATAAAGCGACTTACGGAATTGCAGGAGGCTGTAGAGGATGCTGCCCGCGAGCCGGTCGACGTCGGAAGCATCACCACCTACCGTCAATTGCAGACAGAAATAAGCTATTACGAAGAGCTTGTCAAGCGCTCGTCGGGCACTGTGCGCGACGATGCACAGAAGCAGGTCAACGCACTCCGCGACTTGGAGACGGAGTGGAACAAGAGCCTCGCTTCGCTCAGGAAGCCGGCCGAAATCGGTCAGCTCGGCACCATCTCCAAGCTCGAGGAGGCGATTACCTACTACAGCACGCAGCTTAATGACGCCTCCGCGAGTGAGATTGCCGCCACGCGGCGAACAATCGCCGCGCTGGAGCGCAAGCGCGACGCGCTCCAGCGCATCACGACTATCGTCGACGAGCAGCTGGAGGCTCAGCGATTGGCGGGGCTCACCGACAAGGAGCTTAAGATGGAGCTCAAACTGACCGGGGCTGACGGCTTCCGCTCGAAGGTGCAGGAGCTAAAGCGGATGCTTGCCGACAGTGTCAATCCGCTCAACGACTCGCAGCGCAAAGAGGTGGAGGCGCTTATCGCCACTTATCGCCGATACGCAGCCAAGGCGTCGCTCTCGATAGATACTGTAGGCGATGCGTGGGGCGGTGTCAAAGGTATTTCTTCGGGCATTGAGGATATGACCGACGCGCTGCGAGGCAATAACTCGGCATGGGAGAAGACGGAGGCGGTGATTGACGGTGCGATACAGCTCTATCAGAGCGTATCGTCGATTGTCCGTATCGTGGCATCCGTGGCGGAGGCGCTGGGGGTTGCCAAAGACGCCGAAAGAGCCGCCACCATCGGGACGACAGCCGCCGTGACGGCGGGGATGACTACCGATGCCGCGGCGGCAGCTGTTGATGTGACTTCGGCCGCGGCGGCTGAATCCGCCTTCTCGGCTCTTGCGGCCGCCAAGACATTCGCCGCCCATGCCTACATCCCATTTACAGGGACGGCGATTGCTGCGGGCTTTATTGCCGAGCAGCAGGCTCTCATCCGGGCATGTTCCATCCCGAAATTCGCCGACGGCGGTATCGCCTACGGCCCGACGCTCGGGCTCTTCGGGGAGTACGCAGGTGCATCGAATAACCCCGAAGTGGTGGCTCCGCTCGACCGGCTCCGCTCATTGATTGGCCCGACAGGAGGAATGGGCGGCGAGGTGACATTCCGCATCGAGGGGCGTACCCTCGTGGGGGTATTGAATAAGGAAGTACAGAAATCGCAACGCATATGAAAACACTCTATACTACGACATTCTACAGCAGGGAGATGCGCAGGTGGCGCATCGAGCTGATAGACGTTAACGCGGACGCCTCGACCGACGAGCCGGGCGAACTGATGCTGGCGGCAGATACGCCGGT